CCAATTGCAGCTCTAAACAGATTGCCGGGCAACCATGAGTTAGAAGTGCCAGCTATAAATTGATTCAGTCGATAGCGTCGAGCTTCGTGCTCGGGAATTGTTTTTAGGTCAGAGATAATTTGTTCAATTTGAACTCGACCAGCTGCAACAGAGGGGTTGGCTGCCATGATTGCTTTTGGATCATCAATAGGGGCATTGTCTGGTGCAGTCCAAAGGAAGAAACCAAAGCGCTCTAAATCCTCAGCTCCGTTGGCTGCAGAAGTTCCAGACTTGTAAAGGTCGATTAGAGTCTTTGAGTTTTGGTCTCCGGCTGTCGTAATTCCAACAACGATGCCATCCTTGCGCTGAGAGGTTCCAAGGACGGCTGCCGACCACATTCCTTCTTTAGCAAGGTGAAGCTCATCGAATAGACAAAAGCTAATCGGGATGCCTTGGAGGGCAGCTTCTTTTGCAGCCTTTACATCATACCGGCCACCACCGTCAGCGGTGACGATACCTCGGGTCTCAGTAGCTCTCTTGAATCGCTTCTTTAGGAATTGATTGCTATTGATTACGTAAAGGACTCGGTTGTAAACGATGTTGGCCTGGTCCGTGCTTGATGCCAGGCTGATACATTGTGGCCCGACCTCGTGAAGCAGCAAGCCGTAGAGTCCAAGCATGGCTGCAATAAGGCTCTTACCGTTCTGGCGTCCGACTGAGATAACAACTTGCCTGTAGCGAAGTCTGCCTGGATACATTGGGTTGTCATCCGGATAGCGCTCCAGGATTGCTCGAAGCAACCACTTCTGCCATTCATCTAGCTGAAGGCCATCGGGATTCTCCGGGCTCTTCCAAGCTATCTCAGCAAACTCGATCAGCTTATCGCCGTCGGTCTTGAAGTCCTTAGACAACGGTTCTGTGTAAAGCGTGGGTAGCTGAAGCATTATCGGGTTAGCAACTTCTCCAAGGGATCAATAGATTGAGCTGCATCGCCAATAGATCGTTTCAACTCGAGCACAGTCTTGCGTAATTCGGCTGCCGTAGAGGTATTGGCTTGTTGGTCGAAGCTCTTTGCCAGCTGGAGGCATAGACCAGCTAAAACCTTTTGTTCCAAGTTCAAGTCCAGCTCTTCCAGCCAGTTTTGAATCGATTCAGTAATCAATTGCTCTCAATTCTCGAATAATTTGACCAACTTGTAAAAAAGAAAATGCTTGCGCGGGATTGCGGAAGATTGTTAGAAAAAAACGGATTCATTATTTTTATTTAACTTTCAGAAACTTTTTAAGTTGAGCTATTTTTTTGACGGCACTTGGTTGCCAATGGCTACGCCAGCTTAGTCTTATCCATAGTAGCTGAGACCTCCAGCCATACTTGATTAGGGTTCCTTGATGTTTTGGCCTTCTTCTTCGGAGCCTGAGCAGCCTGACCCTATGCCCTGCCCAGTAGCTACCCCCTCCCGTCATCACCCTACCCCTTGCTATATCTAGGATTGCGCCAGGTGACTCGTTGCAATACCCGGTCTTGCTTTCTACCGTTGCAGCTTCGGCATAGCGATTGGAGGTTATTGATGTCATGATTGGGCTCAGCTTCCCCTGGAGGAACGATGTGATCAATTGTCCAGTCCTCATTCACTAGCTCTTTCGCACACGAGGCACAGATCGGCTCCAAAACAGTCTTCGCATACGTCCGAGCTTTTGCCCAAGCGGTAGATTGGTGCCATGATGCCATCTGCTAATCCTTTCAATTGATTGTCCTGTATCTTCCAATACTCTAATTCTTTAATGATTTCTTCCACAGTCAGGATGTCTCCAAGAGAATAGTGAGCATCGAGGAACTCGACAAACTGATTGCGTGCATACCTAACTCCATTCAGGAATCCATCTGAGTAGACAGATGTCTTAAAACTTTTGATTACCTGGTCAACCTTCTTCTGATTCATTTTAGATCCGCCTTTATAATCTTTAGCGCGCTATCCAATACCCAACAGCTTGAATGGTCGCATGATCCTTCGCTGGTGTATTCCCAACAGATTTGCCTATCAACTTCTCTAATGATTCGGTTGCGTTCAGCTTTAGTTCCCTCAGCTACTCCAAGGTTAAAACCCATGATGGATAGCTCTGTAATGCTTTCCTTGTGCTTGTCTACAATTTTCTCGAAGTCCATTAGTTGCGACTCCAATCAGCCTTTAGGAATAGGATGGCTGCGCCTAATGCCAGCAGACCGATTACGGGTTCATCGACTATAAAGCCGGCGAATGTGGCCAGGATCACTACGGTCGATGCGATAGTTATTCTCATTATGTTTAGCAATTTGTTGCCTTTCTGTGTGTGGTATGTCCATTATGACCATGGACTCGAGGTTTATGTGATTTATCCTCGATTTGTTATCAAGTTGTTATTTATACATTCCCCTGGCGATTAGCTCTCCTTTGTGGTGAGTGCTACAGCTCGCGCATTTATATTTCTTATACCTTCCAGCTCCGGTGGTTTGAGAGCCATTAGGCCTTATGTCGGTAGCTCCACAGTTCCGGCAAGCTTGTGGCCTACCATCTGAGACTCCAACATGAGGATGGTTCTTGATCCATGGAAGCAAGATGTCGTATAGATCCAGGAGCAGGTTTACGTCCTGAATCTGGTATTCCTTCATCATCTTCCAGGCTTTAGGGATACCGGCCATGCAGTCAAGCCATAGCTGAAACCCTGAGTGTTGCACCTTAGCTCCAACGCCTAGCTTCTGAGCTACATAGTCGAGCTTATTGCTTGGAAACTTGAACTGAGACCTAACGACTTTCATTAGATCTAGTTCTATCCATGGGCTAGGTGGTAAGTAGCCGTTCTCGATAAACTCCCGCTTGATGTGTTTTGAGTCAAAGGCAGCTGAGTTCCATCCAATTAGGACATCAGCTTCATCCATGATTTTATGTAGTTCATCCAGCATCGCTTCTTTACCATGATGGTGAACTGACTTGAAGATTACCTTGTCGCTTCCAAGCCATCGAGCTCCCCAGCATAAGACTTCGGTGGAACGCTCTATCTGTGTTATTGCTATGTTCTGATCCCAGAGTCCCCATACATGGGCCAAGTTCGGTGAGGTCTCTAGATCTAAAAATAGAATCTTCATAGCCTCAAACTAGGCCTCTGCGTTTACGCTCTAGTTCCGACACGCCAGCCGTTATAAAACTGTTATCAAACGGTGTCAGGCTAATTAGAACGCCTGGTTCATGTAAGTCGTTGTAATTCTTCCGGGCGGTTAGATCTACAACGTAAGAGTCATCCTTGATTACTCCCGATTGCGTGAGGCTGTCGAATACAGCTCTGGTTAGTTTGTCTAGATCATAAGTTTGCGTTGCGTATTGCCTGGTGACGGTCTTGGGCCTTCGTAGCCAAAAGGTCAAAGACACCGAGACAGCTACATCGAATCGATTGTCGAACTCCATCATCTTGAGTTCGAGCATCTTCTTCATGTGCTCTCGCCAAGCTGGAAGGTCTTTGTTGGCTTCAACTAGGACGATGTGCGCTCCTCGATTGAATGCCTTCTTAGATCCCTGCGGTCTTGGGTCACCGGCAATAAACAACTCGAACATTAGAACGGATTGTTCTGTGGTATTCCTGGAGGTGGAGCCATGATGTTGATTACGTCCTCGATTGGGGTCGAGCTTTTAGGTTCTGCGTGCTTTACAACTTTTACTAGGCAGTTGTTTAGCGAATGCTCTACTACCTGCTTAGTTTCCTGACCGGGCTTGTTGTAAGTCCCAACCTTTGTGCCTAGTGATCCTTCGATGCTGACCTCGTCATCCTTCTGGACGTTGCTGCCGTTGTCTAGCCAGGCTGTCCATAAGCGATTGCGTTGCTCGCCTTTAAAGTCGTAGCTCTCCCAGACCTTAAGTCTTGGGTAGCCTTCGTTGACTACCTCAGCTACTTTTCCATAGATTATTACTGTTGCCATTTCTGTGTTTTTCCTTTCTAGTGTTCTTTTAAGTTTAAGTTAATTATTAGTTAAATTTAAGTCGACATCTACGCCGTCCCGTGACGTCGTGGGTGTCACCCCGATGAGTCTTAAATGACGCCCCGTTTTGCCTTTTTTGACGCCTCGTAGTTTGTGACTTAAAGTGCCGTCGCATCCTTCGGGACAGTCTATCTGGATCCAGTAGCGGTTTGTGATTCTGTCGAACCGATACCCGATTCCGTCGTGTTGCGACATCTCAACTTCACCGAGCTCGACCAGCTTTTGAAGGTTGCGTTGAACTTGTCTAACGGAACACCCAGCTAATGATGCCAGGCGAGATTGTGATGGATAGCAACCTTCTTCAGGGTCATCCCCTAAATGCCACGCCAGAGCCGTCAGGACGGCCCGAGCTGTGCCGGTGCTATGAGAGTGATGCAAAACGGCTGATAAGGCTTCTAGGCTCATCCTGCGCCTTCCTAGGGCTATACTGTAAATGCCCATCGTGGTTGGGTGACGCCATAAGCGTCGGGCTGTGACTTTTCTGTGGGTCACAGCCCTTTCACTTTACTTGGCCTTTATGGAATCTGCTAAGCCTTTGATGGCTTC